AAATGGGCCCTACTGAGCAGGAGCAACAGCAGCAAGAGGAGCCTGATAAAAAAGAGGATGGAGATGAAGATGACGACAATGAATAGAGTTATCAACGAACCATTACCTGTGCCAATGACCAATATGCCAGATCTCAAGCCATACAATATCGTCATGAATGAAGAAAATGACAGCGCTGAAATCAATATGTATGGCGAGGTCGTAAGCAATGTACCGACGGACTGGTGGACAGGAGAGAGAATCGAAGGACTGTATATCGTCCTGGCAGATTTCCTCAATGATATGGAGAGTTTGAAAAACAAATCAAACGTAACGTTCCATATTAACAGCCCAGGCGGTGAAGTGTTCGCAGGTGTGGCAATTTATAACCGTATGAAGGAATTCACCGGTAACGTCACTACTATTGTTGACGGTTTAGCAGCAAGTGCCGCGTCTATTATCGCGCAGGGTGGTAAAAAACGTAAAGTGTGCAATGGCAGTCTAACCATGATCCATGGTGCTGCTTCACTTTTACTTGGATACTACAATGCGAACGACATGAAGGACACGCTCAAGCAAATAAACGCAATCGATAAATCAATCGCATCAATTTATGCGCAGACAACTGGTATGGACCAGGAGAAACTCAAGGACATGATGAGCAAGACCACAAGGATGAGCGCCCAGGATGCAATCGATAATGGATTTGCAGATGAGATAGTCGATACCGGCGAAAGTGTGACAATGAGCCTTAATGAAAATCGTTCACTCTTAACGGTGAACGGAATTCCAATGTGCGCTCGTGGATTGATTAATATGCCAGGCAATATACCAATCAACAAGGTAGCTGCCCCGGTTATTAATAAAATTGAAGTAACAGATAAAGAGAATATCGAGGAAGGAGAACTCACAAAGATGACTTTAGAAGAACTCATGCAGGCTGAACCAGAGCTCGTCAATCAGATTAAAAATGACGCAATTCAGTCTGTGCAGGAATCAAACGCAGCAGCAATCAACGCAGCAGTATCTGCAGAAATATCCAGACTTCAGGATATCGACGCAATCGCAAACAAAATCGCAGACAAGGAACTCGTAAACCGCGCTAAATATGGTGAGGTTAAGATGAGCGCTGGAGACCTTGCACTTGAAGCTCTTAAGGCTCAGGAGGATGCAGGCGCTAAATTCTTAAATGACGCATCTGCAGATAATACAGACTCTAACGTAGCTCATGTAGCACCAGCACCAGCAGCAGGAACTGACGCAGAGCAGGCAAAGAATGATATTGAAGCAGGCGCAGCATTAATCGCTGGCCTTGTGAAATAAGGAGGAAACAGACTATGAGAACAGTAGGACGTGAATTAGTAGGCGAATGCGCTACTGAAACATTAATCGCAGACGCAAGTGTATCTCTTGACGTTGTAACTTGTAAGGTTGCTAAGACATCATCTGAGACAACACTCAAAAGAGGAACTGTACTAGCTCTTAACGTAACAACAGGAGAGTGTGCAATTGCTTCTGGCGCTGAAGGAACTACAGCAGCTTATGTACTTGCTGAGGATGTTAAGACATCAAAGTCAGCAGCAGTAGTGGCTGAGGTTTACCAGACAGGTAAATTTGTAAGAGAGTCGCTCATTGTAGCCGACAAATATACACTTTCAAACGCTGATATCAAGGCACTTAGAGATGCGGGCATCTTTGTAGAGAGCGCAATTCTTTAATTTTAAGGAGGAGATAAACAATGATAAACATTTACCAGACACAGACCATGATCCAGGCGTCAGAGTTGATGCCTAAAAGACCTACATTCTTACGTGATAGATACTTCCCTACAACATCAAAGGATATCTTCGTAACAGAGGATGTACTTGTAGAGTTCAAGGATGAGAAGTCACGCAAAATGGCACCATTTGTAGTTCCAAGAAAGGGCGGTATCGCAATCTCACGTGATGGCTACAAGACAGAGAGATATACAGCTCCATACATCGCACCAGAGCGAAGCCTCACAATTGATGATCTCAACCGTAAAGCATTTGGTGAAACACTCTTCTCTCAGGCTTCACCAGCAAGCAGAGAAGCTGCAATCTTAGGCGAGGACATCAAGGACCTCGGTGAGCTTATCGATACACGCGAGGAGTGGATGGCAGCTCAGACACTCTTTAATAACGGTTATGCTTTAAAGCATTATGCTGATAAGTATGGCTCAGGAGAGTATGAGGAGTTCGAAATCCATTTCTATGATGGAGATACAAATACTGCTACATACACACCATCGGCAGCATGGAGCGTAACAAGCGACGCTGTGATGGAGGACTTATATGCAATGGCTAAGGTTCTCAAAAAGAGAGGACTTAAAGCTACAGACGTAATCTTCGGTGATGACGTAGCTGCTGTTCTTATCAAGAATGAGCACTTCGCAAAATTACTTGATAACAGACGTCTTGACCTCTTAACAATCAACCCTTCAGAGCTTCCATCAGGAGTAACATACTTCGGACGTATTAACTGCTTAGGTGTAGCTCTTGATCTCTTCTGCTACTCAGAGGAATACACTGATGAGTCAGGCAACACTCAGACATTCGTACCTGCAGGCAAAATCGCTCTTACAGCTCCTGGAATGGGACGTACTTTATACGGTGCTGTTACTCAGATGGAAGAATCAGACAGAGACTTCCATACATACGCTGCAAGACGTGTGCCACACGTTACTACAGATGTTAAAGGTAGCGTAAGAACTCTTACAGAGAAGGCTAGACCTCTCACAATTCCAAACTTCAAGGATAGCTGTATCGTGGCAACTGTTCTCTAAGAGAACGAATAGAAAGGAGATGCCATATGAAAGTTAAAATTATTGTGGGTACATACGGGTACCGACCAGATAAAAGTCACGCTGTGTTGTTAAAGGACTCCAAATCGGAGCCCTTTGTAGTTTCTGATGAGGAAGGTAAAAGATTAGTTTCACTTGGAATAGCTGAGTCGCTAGAAGTAGAAGAACCGGAAGATGATTATTCCAAGATGAGTATTAACCAGCTAAAGCATGAAGCAGCTTCGCGCGGGTTATCTTCTTCAGGAAGCAAAGCAGACCTCATAGCAAGACTAGAAGCGGACACTGATATGGACCTAGACCTAGATGTACTTGATGACTTAGAGGAGCCTCCAATCCTCACAGCTGCGGAGCCAGAGAAGTAGGATGTCAGCTTTTCGAGATATGGTATCTCGCGACATTGATCGTGTTGTTCTAAATGCTGCAGAGCATGGAGAGCAGCATAGAATCGGTGGCAAAAAAATAATGTGTGTGATTGACGACGCTACACTTCGAATTAGGCAGGGAGGTGCCGAGTATGCGGTGGGACAATCATACGTTTTACTTTATGCTAAAGTCGCAGACTTACCCGGCCGGAGTGGATATGGTACCGAACTAATGATAGACGGAATCCCTTACATAGTTGAGACATGGGATGAAGATGAAGGACTAGCCACAATTACAGCATTTACAACCATGAATAGTTAGGAGGCAGACAATGACAATCGTCAATACAATATGCAGAATTACAGACTGGCTCAACGAAAACGTGTGTACGCAAGTCAAATTCAAGGTCCCACCTGAAGGAGGAAAGCCTGTTGATGATGACTATGAATACCAGGAGGTATGCCCGCATGCGTTCCCTCTGTTTCTGCCAACAAAAGATAAACTGCCACCTAGCATCAGCACTAATTATCCTTCGATATGTGTGCAGGTAACTAATGGCTCAGATGAGCTAACAACACAAAGCCGAGACCTTAATATAAGTCTCGGCTTTTCAGTATGGAATCCTGGTGTGCATAGTAATGACCTTTACTATCCGAAGGGTTCCAGACCAGACGAACCAGAGGACTATAGATCGGGGATGGACGGATGGATGGATGCCTGGAATCTTGTAGATTTTACAATCCGCAAATTAGAATCAGCGACCTCCATTAATGGAATTCATATATCACGAAACACACCTATAAGTTTCGGGCCATTCAAAGACCAGGAATCCATTCCGGATTATTATCCTTTCTGGTTTGCATGGGTAACATTCAGCGTAAGCTCGGACATCGTCCGATTTAATCAGGAACTCGAAGATTTACTTTAATAGGAGGCATAAGACATGTCGGAATACAAATATGGTGCCTACGGTAAAATAGGCGAGACCGTCGCTCAGAGCGCAGTACAGTCTAGCACTGTACCAGTGTATGTCGGAATTGCTCCAGTCAACCTTGTGAGAGGTTATGCAGAGGCAAATGTAATCAACTACCCTGTGCGTTTAACGAATTTAGTTAATGCCCAGAAATCAGTCGGTTACGCTTCAGACTGGGATACTTTTACTATATGTGAAGCAATCAATGCTCACTTTAACAATACGCTCGGCAACATCGGTCCAATTTATGTAATTAATGTACTTGACCCAGATGTGCATCGCAAGGCAGAGGCTACATCTGTACAGCTCGCATTCACCAGTGGTAAAGCTACCATCAAGAGCAATACAATCATCCTCGATACTTTAGCAATTGACGGTAAAGCAGAGGGAACTGACTTCTCTGTAGATTAC